CTTTAGGGATTTCTATTCTACCTTGTTTAGATAAAATTCTAATAATTCTTCTTAATAATGGATTAATTAATTCAGATTGTAGTCTTCCAAAAGAAGAACCTATTTGTCTAGATAAATCTGCCATTCTTTCAGAAACTTCTGTTGCTGTCATTGGAGTACCTTCAGGTTTTCCAAGAGCTTCCATATATAATGCTTTTTTAATATTGGCTCTCATGTCATTTAAAACCAATTGAGCAACATCAAAATTAGATGCTGCTTGAATTGGTAATAATCCTTTTGAACCCGGAGCTACAGGTATTAAAGATCCTGGTACTAAAGAAATGTTATCAGGATTAATTACACCATCGTCTTCGTAAGTATAAACACCACTTACAGACATTTGTGCATTTTGTAGGATTAATTCAATTGTAAGATTACAAGTTTTAATAGCTCCCATTGCATTAAATACTGGGCCTCTACCATAAACTTCACCAGATGCTTTATTCCATCTAAATACTAAATAAGGATTAGAACCTTCTCCTGTGTACATTTCTTCTAATAAAATATGTTTTGGATTTTCCATAACAACACAGAATTTATATTTTTCTACATTGTCTTCATGAACTTTATAAATAGCTTCTATAAGTTTAATTTGTTTCTTTTGTTTTAATGGATCAAAGTTTTCTGGTAATTTAGCTTTAGGATATAAAATATTTATTTCAGTAGGTTTACAAACTCTTGTTCTATAAACTGTATCAATCTTTCCATCAGGCCCATTGTTTAAACATACTCTTGTTAAAGGTACTGCTGTAAATTTAATTGGATTAACTGCATCACCTTCTTCAACAAGCATAACTCCTGTACCAATAGCAAGATCCATAAATGCTTCATGTATCTCTTGGTTAAAATTTGAAGTTTGCAATATTTGAAAAACGTAATCAGTAATCTTATCTAATTCTAGATTTATTCCTGTCTTTTGTTCAGTTGGTATTTCTGATCCAGCTTGAAAGTCAGCCCATCGTGCAAAAGTAGGTGTGATTCCTGCTTGGAGTCTTGATGCAAACTCTTGTACTCCGACAACAGCTGTTTCGTCAAAAATTTTATCGGTACGTCTTTGACCTGGGGATTCATCATAAAAAGACTCCCTATTAGGTAAACAATACTCATATGCTTCTTCGAATTTATCTTTCCAATAATCTTTTATACTTTGAGCTTCTTTATATTTTTTAAGAACCTCTGTTGCTTTGTCAGATGATCCGTACATTGGTGGATCTGAAATATCAACATATGCCATTTATTTCCTAACTATAAAATCCTCTGCCACCAGGATTACCAAATAAAGATCTAGAACCAATTAAGCCTTTAGCTTTTTTGTTTTCCATTTCTTTTGCATTAGCTTCTGCTGCAGCTTTAGCTTCTTCTTGAGCTTTAGTTTCTCGTTCTAGTCTAGCTTCATAATCTTTTTGAGCTTGTGACTTTTCAGGTGCTTTTGGTTTTCTAAAAACTGATCCCATTAGTGTAAATCCTCCTCATCAAAATCGGCATCTAAATCATCGTCATCTTCAGCTGAAAATAAAATATCTTTAAGATCATCTAATAAAGATTGTTCTTCATTATGAAGTTCTTCAATTCTATCTAAAATTTCTCTAGCTGTTTTTTTTGCCATGATTTGTACCTTTTTCCCAAAATGACGAATATCCAGCTTTAATCAACGCACAATATAATTGATAAGGGGTAAAGATATACCATCGCCAATATCCTATTAACCTCATAACAAATGATACACAGGTCAATGAATTGATCCTTACGAATTGATAATCATCTTTAATAGGACATTTTAAAACTTTAAAATTATATAAGATACCAAGTATTCCTGAAGCTTCTTCAGGGGTTAATATATCTAGCTTTATACCTGCGTGAGTAAATTGTAGATGCAGCCATCTGTTTATTTTAGGATCATATTGTAAAGCTCCACAATGCGTGAAGCCTTTTTTTAACCAAAATAGATATTTGGAATATTGGTTTTTAATGCCATCTTCATAAAAATAGACTAGCCATTCCTTTTGAACAGATCCCATACTTTCCTCGTTTTTCTTTTTTGCCCTGCAAATACATCCCATTCTTTTTTAGCAATAACAGATTTCTGTGTTTGCTTTCCTGATAGAATAGTTCTTCCCTCACCAGCTCCCATCATTAAATATTGGAGTGCATCGTGAACGTGGGAATATCTATTCTTTAAAGGTTTTTCATCATAACGATCTCCAGAAGTTTGTAGTCGTCTATAATGATAACCTCCATTGAATCCCTTTTTTAAATTGATACATTTAGTGTCCATCAAAAACCCTGCTTTACCGTCAAGCAATCTTTGTAGAGCTGCATCAACAGCTTCTATTCTAAGAGCAACATCATTAGATGGTGCAGGTATAGCTTTTAATCCATAAGTTCTCATAATTTGAAAAGGTGTTCTCTCATCCGTCTGTGATCTAAAATCACCAGCAGGATCTCCATAGATCATCACTTCATAACCTTTGTAGTGTGTACCTATTTCTTTTCTTAATAATTCAGAAAATCTCATAACTCCCATATCGAAACAAACAAGTTCGTTTAAGATGTGCCATCTGCCAGTCGATAGCCTTTGGGCAAAGACAGCTGCAGGAGTTAAGCCGAAGTCAATTCCTACAAATATAGGTTGACCAAGGCTTAGTTGCAAATCTTCTGTAGCAACGTGCAGCTCTTGTTTAAAGTTTGGATAGACAGGTTTACCTTCTTCTATGCTTCCGAGTTTATTTAAAACATAAACATCAATCCATCCTTTTGTTTTACCTCTAATAATATTTGGATAGTATTTGGGTGTTAGGTTTTTTTTATTTTCTGCATTGTCATTTGGATCATATGCAGTAGTCATTCCATCTTTATCTTTCTTTTCAATTAACGCAGGTGGTTGAGTATAGAAAGACCAGTTATCAGGTTTAATTAACATTAAAGCTTCATCTCTAGATATGTGATCTGGTACAGGAACATCTCCTGCCATTATGGGCCACCAATGATCTTCTTCTGGTGCATTGGTATCAGCGATTACTCCGTACCAAGTTGCACCTCCATCTCTCATAGATGGAAATCTTCCAACCCTCATCGTACAAGCATCGATAATACTTTTAGGTATTTCTCTAGCTTCGTTAATCCATACTCCTGTTAATTCTAAAGATAGTAATTTCTTTACGTCTTCAGGTCTATCAAGAGCTAAGAATATAACTTCTAGTTCTATATCACCTTTATTTATTCTATGGGTATATGGAACAGACCAAGCAAAATCTCCCCAAGTATCTTCAGGAAACCAATCAATCCATGTTTTAATAGTTGTGGTTTTTAATTGGGGATTAGTATTTCTTATTACTGCCCATCTAGATTTTCTAATTCCGTTTTTATCTTTTTGCTGTAGCAAAGCTCTACGGAATATTTCAATACAACAAGCAACTGATTTACCAGAACCCACAGGCCCACGCATACCTCTAAAAAAGTCATTAGACTTCATAAAGGTTTTAAGAGTATCGCCTTCAGGTTTGTATTTAAAATCAATCGACATTTGGCCCTACATTTGCTTTAAGCATATTGTAAACAACTTCTTCAGAGAATGCTTCGATAAGCTTATCTGCTTCATAGTTGGTTATCATGTGTGTAGGGTAATGTTTAAAATGTACTTTCTTAATAATAGCTCTTAATCGATTTCTATCTTTTAAGCTTAAAGTATTGAGGAACGACATTTTAGCTGCTCTACCCTCTCTAATACTATTTCTAGTATTTCTTGTTCAGTGCCAAATTTATTTTCAAAATTTTTCTTATCCATATGAATAGAAAACTTGCCTTGATGATGGTCGTGGCATAATGGGATAACTTCAAAATTTGAAGCTTTCCTTCCCATGCCAACATTCCCTTTTCCGTTATTTCTAATATGATGCAAGGTAGCAGGTCTTTCACAGCAATAGCATCCAAGCTCTGCCACCCAATTCATATGCTCTTGTTCTGCTTTAGTAGCCATTTTTAGGTTTGGGCTTCGGTTTCGGTTTTGGTTTGGTATATTTTTTCATATTCCTCCTTGTTGGTTTCTTCATAAGTCGCTCTGCAGCCATCAGGTGTAGCAGCACTAGCTTTTTGCATTGCAATAACATCATTGTCAGCTTCGTATAATATTTCTTTCTTTAATTGATCGTTGCCCCAAATTTTTACTAAATAATACATTTGACCTCTTTTGTTGGAGCAATCTAACTATAATGATTTAAAAAAAATTAAAACGCACTTAGTAGCAAAGCGAATAAAAATCCTATCCAGAATCCCACTATACCTTCTCTGTAATACAAGGATAATACCTGCAGCTCTTTCAAATATTTTTTCAAGATTATTTGTCTATGCTTTTAAGTTTCATGTCTTGGACAGCTAATTTACCTTTTTTAGTAAATTTCTTTTGTACTGCTTGAACAACTTTATTGCTGCTTAAACCATATGTTCTAACTTCGTTAGAATTTTTATATGCTTTGTTTTCTTGAGGAATAGTATCTCTGTTAATAGATCTTTTTATTTTAGAAAATACACTACCTGTGTTTGTGGGTTTAATAGTTGTGTAATCTTTATTACCGTAATCTTTCCAAAGATTTTTTAATTTATCTGACATAATTATTTTTTTTTCTTAGAAGTTTTCATAAAAGAATTAGAAAGACCAACTCCTTCATGCCAAGGTGTTATAGGCTTATTTATTGATTGTTCTTGCTTTCTAAAAAATTGTCCATAATCTGAACCTGAATCTTTAGTTTTTCTTCTTTCAGCTGTAAATTGTTTCCAAACATTTTTTAATTTATCTGACATAATTATTTAGTTTTTTTAACTTTTTGATTTCTAGCTATTGTATCTACTTCATTAGGAGTTAACTTATGTTTTCCTAAAGTTATAATTTCTTTAGCTTGTAAAGTATTAATTGTACCTAAATCCTTCCAAACATTTTTAAGTTTGTTAGTAGTAGGATTGTTAATAGATCCTTTTCTTGAATAGGAAGCTTCTTTGTAATTTGATTTGATTTTAGTCATAACTAAGGTCTAGCAATATATGCTGCAGTTAAAAACGCACATTACCTGCCCTGTCTGTTATAAGGCTTATGATCTCTAGCTTCAGATTTGTTTAAAGATTTCTTATGCCTTCTTGGTCTTTTCTTTGGTTTATCCCTTGGAACGAAATGTGTGAATTTTATTCTTGCCATAATAATTAATTAACGAACCTTTGGGAGATTCTAAAAAATTTCAGTCCTTGTGACCGAATGCTTTTTTTCACCCCTATTGTTTGTGCTACTCCACTAGTCATCTGACGATGGGTGTTTTTGCCCCCACCCCTCGAATGAGGGCTGTGGTCAAACTGTCGGTCTGTACCGACATTTCTAACTAAGGTCGATATTG